TCCCTCACCATAAGCTGCCCGGTAGCGCTCGACTCCCTGAAAATACCCGCCACCACGGCCCCGATCACGGAAGTTGCATTGCTCTATGGTTTTGCGACAGCGCTGGACTTGTCGGAGGCTAATATCGCCTCGATGCGGATTGTGGCTGGCGAACCGCGCGACTGCGCGGGCTGGCCAATCTTGCTGCCGTACTGCGCCTTTATCGGCGCAGGCTTCACGCTGCCCGCCGGCGTGCAGTTCCTCGGCGATGCCCTCGGATTCGCTTGTCAGATCAACGGCAACTCGGGCGTGGATTGGCCGGCGGCGAACCTCGACGCCTTCTATACGGCGCTCGGTCCACCCCTGCCGGGAAAGAACAAGATCGGCTGGGCTTTCCTGCCAAACTTCAGTGCTTCCAACCCGTCCATCGCGGAAGCCAAGGGATACACGTTTGTGTTCAATGACTAGACTCGGCACCACCAATCGCTACGGCTTTCGCTCTCGGTTGCGTCTCACCCGGACGCAGACCGCCAGCGGCGGCGCGCCTGCCGCGATCACGGTCAAAGACCTGCTCTACACGAGCTATCCCGACGCTACGCTCGAACATGGCGGCTATATCGAAGTTCAGCACAGCCCCGGCTATGTGCCGACGTTTGAATCGAGCGACGCATCGAAAGCCACCGTCAGCAGCACCGGCCTGCTCACCAAAGTCGGCAGCGGCGGCACGGTTGAGATTACTTGTAGAGTGGGCGGTATCGAAGCCCGCCATCGAGTCAGCCTGTTCACCCAAGTCAACGCCACGCAGGTCTATCAGGGCTTTGCTGCGGGCAGCCTGCTCAAACACACCAATGACACCGTCGATGGGCTGATCGGCGGCAAAACCCCCGCCACGGCAAAGGCCGTTTTCGACGCCCAGGCTCCCTATATCCGCAATGCGGACTGCTGGGCCGCAAGTTTCGACCTCACGGGCATCAGCCCCCGCAATTCGCAACTCGGCAATCGGCTCGCGGGAGTCGCGGTCACTCCGCGTCATGTCCTGTTTGCCAGGCACTACCAGCCGGAAGTCGGAATGACGTTGGATTTCGTGACGGCCGACAGCCAGGTAGTCACACGGACCATCGCCGCCAAAGCGAGCCTTTCCGGCGCGGCCGCCGATTGGTCCACGGATGTTACGGTGGCCCGACTCGACAGCGATCTGCCCGGCGCAATCAAACCATACCGGGTGCTGCCAGCCGAGATCGCAGGCTATCTGCCGGGGCTCGACAAAGGGGTGCCCGTACTCTGCCTGGATCAGGAAAAAAAGGCCCTGATTTACGAGTGGCGAGGCTACCAGCTCGGAGCCGCCCGTTACTCCTGGCCACAGACCTATCAGCGATCCCAGTTCTGCGAGGCGCTCCTTTCGGGTGACAGCGGCAACCCGATCTTTGTCCCGATCGGTGGAGAACTGGTGCTGCTGGGCCTCTGCTCGGCCGCCGGGATGCTCGTTGTCGGCCCGGCGATCCAGACGCAGTTGGCGGCGATCAACGCACTCATTACGTCCCTCGGCAGTTCCGGCGGCTACACGCTCACGACTGCCAACCTCGCGTCCTTTCCGAACTACGGCTAGTCCCATTTTCCGCAAGGAGGTTTCGCATGCCAGGCGACAGCACCACGATTCAGATTGCCGATGCCGTGGTGACGGCGATCAACGGTGCGGCGCTCAGCCAGAGCGTCCTGGCCGAGCGGCACTACCTCCCCGAGTTCAATCTCGCGGACCTGGACCAACTGCGCGTGTCGGTCGTACCGGCCGAGATCGAACAGACGGTGGCGGACCGCACGCGAGACCAGACCGACTACACGATCCACGTCGCCATCCAGCGGCGCGTGGCGGCGCAGTCGCCGCCCGGACTGGATACGCAGGCCATCGATGGTCTCTTGCGGCTGGTCGAGGAGATCGGCGATCTGTTCCGGCACCAGTCGCTCGCGACCGCGCCCGTCGCGCGTTGGGTCAAGACCGAGAACCGGCCGATCTACGATCCCAAGCACTTCAACGAACATGGGCAGTTTACCAGTCTGCTGGCACTTACATTCCGAACCTGGCGGTAACACGATGTCCTTCGATCTGAAAATCAAGGCGCTGTTCTTCGACCGGCCGGCCGTGCAGTCGGCTGTGGACCGTTCGACGCGCAAAGTGCTGTCGCGCTTCGGGGCCTATGTGCGCACCAGCGCCAAGTCGAGCATCCGCAAACGGAAGGCCGTCTCCGAGCCCGGATCGCCACCCAGTTCGCACGTCGGCACGCTGCGGCGGCTGATCTTTTTCGGATACGACCCAGATAACCGGTCGGTCGTGGTCGGCCCGATGCCGTTCGGGGCCGTCGAGGCACCGGCGCTCTTGGAATACGGCGGCACCGCCAGTCGCGAGGACCGGCGCGGACGCCGGCGCAGGGCGCACTACCGTCCGCGTCCGTTTATGGGACCGGCCTTTGCGAAAGAACAACCCAAGCTGCCGGCCATGTGGGCCGACAGCGTCAAATAAACAGGAGGCGCACCATGCCCGCAAAACTTGGAATGCACGCGAAGCTGTACCAGAACACCGGCACTTATGCTTCGCCCGTGTGGAGCCTGATGGGCAACGTCAAGGACGTGACGCTCAATCTGGAAACGGGCGAAGCCGATGTAACGACGCGCGGTAACGCCGGCTGGCGGGCCACGGTCGCCACGCTCCGCGAGGCTTCGGTCGAGTTCGAAATGATCTGGGACCCCGCCGACGCCGGATTCACCGCGATTCAGACCGCGTTCTTCGCCAATTCGATGGTCGAACTGGCCGTGATGGATGGGGACATCACCACTGCGGGCTCCCAGGGGCTGCGGGCGACCTGCATGATCACCAGCTTCAGTCGCGCGGAAGCGCTCGAAGAGGCAATCACCGCCAGCGTCACCGCCAAACCAACCTACGCGGACAACGCGCCCGAGTGGTACACGGTGTCTTAACATCTGAACTCTGAACTATGAAGGCTGAACGCTGAAGTTGCTTCGTCCTACAGCCTACAGTCTCAAGCCTACAGCCTATCCTTCTATGCAAAGCTTCACCGACAACGCGGGCCGCACCTGGACGCTTACGATCAACGTCACGGCCGCCAAGCGCGTCCGCTCGCTGACCGGCGTCAATTTATACGGGCTGATCGACGATGGATTCAAGCCGCTGGGGGAACTGGTGGCCGATCCGATTACCTTGTGCGACGTGCTTTACGCGCTCGTGCGGGAGGAGGCGACCACCCGCCAGGTCTCCGATGAGGAGTTCGGACGCGGCATGTGGGGTGATGCGATCACGAGTGGGGCGGACGCCTTCGTGGAGGAACTGATCGATTTTTTCCCAGATGCCCGCGTGAGAGCGGGCCTGCGCAAGATGATCGAGGCGGGCAAGAAGGTACGGAGCCAGTTGCTGGCGCACGGCGAGCAGATCCTCGACGAGATCGAGCCGGAAGCCGAAGCGAGCAGATTGATCGCCTCATTCTCTGCTGCGCGGGAGTCGTCGGCGTCGATCCCGGACCCTTCACGCTCCGGGAGCTAGTCGCGATGGCCGACGCGCGTCGGGAACACGACTGGTCGCAGACCGCCAGCCTGCTGGCGCTCACTGCCAACGTGAACCGCGATCCCAAGAAACACCGGGCATTTAAGCCGGCCGATTTCATGCCACAGTGGAACCAGAAACCGGCCGCCCACCCACCCGTCGATATTCAAATTCTGCGCCGCGTGTTCGTTGACAATCGGCCCGAGAACTGAGGGAGAATCGTCCCATGCCTTCCGCTTCTGGAATTCGCGCCGGCAAGGCCTACGTCGAAATCTCCGCCAATGCCGATAAGCTCCAGAAGGGGCTGCGGGCCGCCGAGGCGAAGCTGAAAGCGTTTGGCGCATCGATCACGTCGATCGGCACGAAGCTGGCCGGCCTCGGCGCGGCTACCGTTACGCCGCTCGTCGCGTCCGCCAAGGTGTTCGCCGACATGGGGAGCGACATGCTCGACGCGAGCCAGCGCATCGGCGCGTCGGTCGAGGTGCTTTCGGAGCTCGGCTACGCCGCCGAGCAATCGGGGGCGGACTTCGCGACACTCGAAAACGGCATGCGGCGAATGCAGCGCACGATTGGCGATGCGGTGGACGGGACCCAGACCGCAACCGACGCACTCGGTAAACTGGGCCTCACCGTCGCCGACCTGCAGGGGCTTTCGCCCGACGAGCAGTTCAAACTGATGGCCGACCGGCTTTCGCAGATTCAGGACCCGACATTGCGCGCGGCGGCGGCAATGGAAGTGTTCGGCAGATCGGGCACGATGCTGCTGCCAATGATGCAGAGCGGTGCCCGTGGGATTGAGGAACTGCAGCGTGAGGCCCGCGCGCTGGGAGTCTCGATGAGTACCGAGGACGCGACCGCCGCCGAGGCGTTTGGTGATGCGCTCAGCGCGATGTGGAAGGTCGTCAAACAATCGGCCTTCGCCATCGGAGCGGCGCTCGCGCCCTCGCTCAAGCAGGCTGCGGAGGCGTTCACGAAGACCGTCGCTGCCATAATCAAGTGGATCGGCGAGAACCGGGAGCTGGTGGCCTGGGTGTTCAAGATTGCCGTCGCCGTGACCGGTGCGGGGGTCGCGCTGGTCGCCATCGGCGCGGCGATCACCGGCGTCGGGGCGCTCTTCGGCATGCTGGCCAGCGCCGTTGGTGTTGCCATGTCAGCGTTTGCCGGGATTGGGACGGTCATCGGCGCATTGCTATCGCCGATTGGGCTCGTGGCCGCAGGGCTCGTCGGCCTGGCTGGGTACTTCGCTTATTCGACGGGAGCGGCGGGCAAGGCGCTCACCTGGCTTTCCGGCGTCTTCGGGAAGCTCAAAGATGACGCGCTCGGTACGTTCGAGGGCATTTCCGACGCCTTGGCCGCTGGTGATATTGCGCTGGCTGCGAAAGTGCTCTGGTCGATGCTCAAGATGGAGTGGGCCGCGGGAATCAACTGGCTCAACGAGAAGTGGATCGGATTTAAGGAGTATTTCATCGAGATCGGAACGTCCGCCGTCTATGGGCTGGCGAAGGTCATGACCAACGCATGGGCTGGCATGCAGTCGACGTGGAACGAGGTTACCTCGGGCTTTCTGACCGCGTGGGAATTGTTCGCGACGGGTGCCGTCGATTTGTGGAAGGGCGCGCAAAACCTGATCTCCAAGGGGATTCTGTACCTGACGGGCCTGCTGGACAGCTCGTTCGACGTGGAGGGGGCCGTCAGCGCGCTCGACGACCAGTACAACCGCGAGAAGGACCGGCGCGCCAATGCGGGGCGGGAGCGAGTCCAGCAGATCGAGGACGACCGCCAAAAACGACAGGAGGAGATCGAGCAAAACCGCCAAGGGGCGATTGGCGAGCTCAACGCCGAGCAAAACCGCAATCGCGAAGCGCGGCAGAAGAAATATCAGGAAGAACTCGCACAAGGTCAGGCTGCGGTAGACGCGGCCAGAAAAGAGTGGGAAGCGGCCAGGGGCGAGGCCAGGAAGAAGCGTGAGGCCGTGGTTGGCAGCGACGATCCCAGCTCCCCCGATTACAAGCCGGGCGGCATCGAAGACGCGCTCGACCAGACGCAGCGGAAGTCGGAAGTTGCCGGCACGTTCAACCCGCTGGTGGCCGCCATGCTGGGCGGCGATTCGCTGGCCGAACGGGCTGCCAAAGCGGGGGAACAGGTCGCGGCCAACACAAAAAAGCTCGTGCAGCAGGCGCAACACGGCGGGCTGGTGTTTTCCTGAAAGGAGACGACGCATGGCGGTGATGATCGAACGATTCGACAGCCGGGAGATCACGGTCTCGAAAGAGAGCCCGTCGGCGGACCTGCAATATATGGTCACCGGCACCGAGGACGAACTGGACGTAAAAACCATTGTCGAAGCGACGATCCCGGCATTTTTTTACGATCTGAGCTACGAATCGTACCACATGGCGCACCAGGGGGGCGGCGTCTGGGAAGTCTCGGTCCGCTACACGCTCAAGAAACCGAACGAAGAGGGGGACGTCACCTGGTCGTTCGACCTGAGTGCCGACACCACACACATCACGCACTCCAAGCAGACCATCCAGCGCTATGCCAAGTCGGGCGAAACGGCTCCCGACTTCAAAGGGGCGATCGGCTACGACGGCGAATCGATTCAGGGATGCGATATTCTGGTTCCCACCTACAAGTGGACCGAGACCTATTATCCCCCCATCGCCAGCCTGACCGTAGCCTATGCCAACCTCGTGTACGGGCTCGTCGGCAAAACGAACAACGCAGTATTTCGGGGCAAGGCGATTGGCGAAGTACTGCTGGTCGGTGCGCAAGGTGGCAAGAAGGACGAGGAGAAAGGCGAAATCTCGTTCCACTTCATGGCCAGCCCGAACGTCTCGGGGCTTTCCATTGGCGACATCACGGGGATCAACAAGAAGGGATGGGAGTATCTGTGGGTGCTCTATGCCGAACAGGAAAAGGACGGCAATCCGCCGCGTCTCGTCAAGCGGCCGAAGGCGGTTTATATCGAGCGCGTCTATGACTCCGGTAATTTCGCCGGGCTGGGGATCGGCACATGAGCGGCGATCCGTTCAAGCACGTTCAGTCGGGTGATCCTATCGAACTGCACCATGTGTCGTTCAATGCGATGCTCGACGCGGGCCGGGACCACCTGGCCCGTGCGGAGCAGGGAGCGGCATCGCCCGGCGGGTTCAACTGGGGACCGGGGCTGATCCGCGTCCGCAACACGAGTGGCGCGAACTGCGACCGCTTCAATATTCTCGGCCTGGGCGCGGCAACCATTACTCCGAACGAGAATCTCGAATCGTTCCAGACCACTCCGGTGCTCGACGGCGTCGGGCCGAATCGCGACTCGCATACGGGAAAGTTCGGCATCCTACTGAAACCGCTCCCGCAGAACACCATTGGTCCGGCAATCATCGCCGGTGTCACGGTCTGCCAGGTCGAAGTCGTCGAAGAAATCCACCAGTTCGCCGATGTGGGAACCAGTTCGACGCGCACTCAGCTTACCAGCGGCTGGGTCGGCGCTGCCGAAATTCTCTGGAAAGAGGAGGGAACCGGCGTGAAGTGGGCCATCGTGCGGATCGGAACCACGTCGGTCGTCACCTATCTCGGCAAGGCCGACGCCACGTTCTACAAGGGAGGCTCGGGCACGATCTCGATCCTCGATGGATTCTTCACCGACACGGGAGTGAACATGACCGGCTGCGTCAACACGACCGGCACGATCCAAGTCGGCCGGTACGTGACCGTGACCCACATGCGCGGCAAAAGCGGCCAACGGTGGACGCCGTTCGTCGCACCTTTGGAGTGTTGATTCAGTTCCAGTGGCCAGTTCCAGTTCCAGTTTCAATAAGCGACCGACCTCCGCTTGCGGTTTTGCTTCCGCCTTTCCTACAGCCTACAGCCTCCTCGCCATGCCCCTTCGCGCCCTCTGCTGCTGTTGCGATCCGGTCGGCCCCTGCCTGATCTGCTACCAGGCCACCTGCGCATGGTCCGAAACGAGCGGGGCATGGCATATCACCAACAACCGCTACGCCACCAGCGACTCGGACGCCCGGCTCGACATCACCACCCACCACCCCGACGGTCTGGCCACCGGTTACGTCACCTGCACCTGCGAAGTCGATAACCTCGGCGACACGGTCTGCCTCTACTACGGGAATCGTCACCGCGTCGAAGTTGTCACCGGCGGCGACGGCTGCGTCCGGCTGTATCAAGACGACGAGCTGCTTTGGATTCGCCAGCTCAACGTGGGCAACTCGTTCCAGTTCAGTATGCTCTCGACGGCTCCCTCGTCGGGCGCGGGGTACGCCAAGGTCGTGATCCGTCCTTTCCCCACGCTGGTTGGCTGCTCGCCACTTTCTGACAACAGCATCTACGTTCCGATTTCGTCACCGAGCGGCGACAGTTTCGCCTGGGGCACCAAAGCAGTCACCGGCGAAGTCCGCTTCAAATGCACGCAGTTCTGGAAGGCGGCCGTCTATAGCGCGTATTACGGCTCGACCACTCCCGGCTGTACCGCCTCCACGAATCCGGGCGAAGATCAATTGTGCATCGCGTTCTGCGATTTCTTCAATAACGGCGTTCAGCCGTATCGCACCACGCTGGGCTGCGCCTGGGAAACGACCGGCACCTGGTCGTTCGCTCCGAACGTGAACGGTGCGCTCGCCACCGGCCTTGCCACCGCCACGCCCAGGCAGCCGTTGTTGCCGATCGGCGCGATCTCCACCACGCCCCAGATGCCCGACGTGCTCACCACGGGCGTCGAGTATCGCGCGTCCGAAATGACGGGCGGCACCACGATCAAGCTCGAGCATGGCGGTCAGAGCGTCACCTACACACACGGCAATCCGGCCTGCCTGCAACTCGGCGACGGCAGCGTCTGGAAGCGCAACTTCCCGACCTGGCAGGACACGCCACCTTACATCAACAAAATCCGTTTCAGTTGGCGTAAAGACTGCGCGTTCGTCGAGTTCCTCCCCGCCTGGCCCAATAGCGGCATCAACAACTCGCAGACGCTCATGGCCGACCTGCCGTTTACTCCGGGCGTCCCCACGCTCACGGTCAACGGCTTCGCCAGGCTGAACAGTTTCGATTGGTTCTACACGCGGGAGAGTGCCTGATGCCCATCTATCCCGGAGACTACATCTGCGGCGACACGGAGTACCTGCCGGGCCCGCTCTGCTACAACCCCAACACGCTCTATGCGGCCGGCCCGGGGTGCGGCTGGACCACGTCGGGAGGCAGCTGGGTCTTTAACAATGGCTATGCCGTAACCACTACCCCCGGCTCTCTGACCGACAACGCGGCCACACCCATTCCGTGGCGCGACTACGTGCCGTCCTCCCCGCCGCCTCCCGGAGTCTTTAACGGCCTGACCGTCGGTTGCTACTTTTCGTCGGCCAGCCCGTTCGCCTGCTCGGTCGCGCACGACGGCCTCACCGCCGCCTTCGACACCAGCACCCGCACGCTCAGCTTCGGCGGCAAAACCAAAACGGTCGGCGTCCCTCCCTGCGGCAGCACGACCGTCGAGCTCAAGCTTTCGTTCACCCGCAACCAGCGCGGCGACGACGTGGCAGTCGCGCACGCCCTCTTCGGCGACTACTGCGGCGATTGCTACTGCTCTTTCGCCTGCATCGGGGTCCTGCGCGCGGCACCTCCGGCAGGAAAGAAGTTCATCTACGCGGTCGATGCCTGCAGCGCCGCCGCCACGATTCGTCCTCAACAGAACTCCCTGAGTTGCACCGGCCTCACCTGCTATTCCTGCGGCAATCTCTGCGACACGGGCTACACGATCGCGCCGCCAACCTCGGTGACGATTTCGGGCATCTCGGGTCTCGTTTACAACAGTCTGTGCCGCTGCGATGTCCTGAACCGCACCTACACGGACTTCACGACCTGGACGCCGGGCGGAGCCGTTACGCCTTGCCCGCCGTGGGAGAGCATCGCCGCTGGCGTGGACACCTGCGACGATAGCGCATATTACGGCACGACTGGCATTCAGGCACCCAGATGCTTCGTGACCCTTTCCGCCAGCCAATTGTCAATCTCCGTGTCGAACGCTTCCGGCCAGATGCCAGGCGTGAACTTTTCGCGGGCACTATCCGACTTCAAGTGCTACGACCTCTCGGCCCTGAACGGCGACGTGCCCTACGTGCCTCCCACTCCGCCCATCTATTTTCCCCAATGCGGCGGCACCCCCACATGCACCATCCAGTTCTAATCGCAGGCCGCGATTGCACCGCAGCCGACTGCCTGTTCGTTTGCGACCAGTGCGGAGCGGACTTCGGCCGCCACCAGGCAAAAGAACTCGCCCACGTCTGCCCCGAACAATCCCCGGTCGCACCGCCATTCGTGCCGCACACGCCGCCGCCAGTCGCGTCGCCGCCGCCCGTGGCGCAATCCTTCGCCACGCCCGCCGCACCGCCACCGTGGCCAACCTGTGGCCCCGGGTGCCAACTCACGCGCCTGCTCAAAGAACTCGGCATCGAGGCCGGCGACGGCTGCGGCTGTACGAGCCGAGCCGCCGCGCTCGATCACGGAGCCATAAGCATCGAAGCACTACTGGCCGACATGCGCCGCGAGGCCGAACAGCGCGGCCTGAAGTTTTCGGAATCGCAAGTCCGCTGGCTGATCGAACTGGCCCAAATGCTGGCGAAAGAAAACCGCGAACCCACCCGCCTCGAACGAATCCGCCTGCGAGCCATCCGAATTGCCAATCGGTTGGTCAACGCGGGTACAACATCCGAATAG